GGTGGTAAAGCAGGAAGTGATGTTCCAGGAAGTTTATCAGTTGCAGGAACAGGTAATACACCCCCTGTAAGTCCCCCACAAGGGCAACCAGGCGGAGGTGGTACATCAACTCCAGGAACTTCAGGTGATAAAGAAGGATTTGGTGGCGGAGGTGCTACAGAAGCAGGTCAAGTTGGAGAATCAGCTCCAGGTGAGTCAGGTAGAGGTGGAGCTGGTGCAACATCAAGTATTAGTGGAACTCCAACACAAAGAGCAGGTGGAGGTGCTGGAGGAGCAGGTGCAAGTGGTTCATCAGGCCCAGCAACAGGTGGTGGTGGTACAGGTTCATTTGGTTCAAATGTAAATAATGGTAATGCTGGCACGGCTAACACAGGTGGCGGAGGTGGAGGTGGTGCAAATGGTGCTCCATCAAGTGGTAATGCTGGAGGATCTGGTGTAGTAATAATAAGATATAAATTTAAATAATTATGACAAGTACAATTAAAGTAAACACAGTAACAACAGAATCAGGAAGCACTTTAACTTTAGGTGAATCAGGTAAAACTATTGCTTTAGCATCAGGTGCATCGCAAACAGGTTTTGGTTCTACTGGTGAGGTGTCTTGGGTAACAACTAAAAAAACAGCAACGTTTACTGTAACAGCTGGTGAAGGTTATTTTTGTGATACTTCAGGTGGAGCTTTTACAGCAAATCTTCCAGCAGGAACTGCAGGTGCTTCTTTTGCAATATCTGATTATACAAATACTTTTCAAACAAACGGTTTAACTATTTCACCAAATGGAACAAATAAAATAGGTGGTGTTGCTGCAGATATAACTTTAACAACAGAAGGACAAGCTGCATATTTTGTATATGTAGATGATACAGAAGGTTGGAAAAATGTTATAGACTCAACATCTAATATAACAGGTAATGCTTTCTTATCAGCAAGTGGTGGTAATTCAATTATTACTTGTGGTAATTTTAAAACACACATATTTACAAGTCCAGGCACATTTACTGTTTCGCAAACTGCAAGTTGTGCCACAAATAATACTGCAGATTATTATGTAGTTGCTGGAGGTGGTGGAGCAGGCGGTGAAATGGGTGGTGGTGGAGGTGCTGGAGGTTTTAGAATCTCTAATGATTTATGTATGCCAGCACCAGGAACTTCACCTTTAGCTAATCCTACAGGTTTAACGCTTACAGCAGCTGCTTTTCCAATTACAGTAGGTGCTGGAGGTGCAGGTGGAAACCCATCTCCTAGCGGAGGCTGTAATGGAGCAAATTCTATTTTTTCAACTATAACATCAGCTGGTGGTGGTTTTGGTAAAGCATCTGCAGCCCCAACAACAGGTGGTCCAGGTGGATCTGGCGGTGGAGGTGGTGGTGGTCCAAGTGGTGGTCCAGGTGGAACTGGTAATACACCTCCCGTTAGTCCGCCACAAGGACAAAACGGAGGTAATGCAGCAGGTGGTGGTTCATCAGAAGCCGGTGGTGGTGGAGGCGGTGCAGGAGCCGCAGGAGGGTGTGGTAATTCAGGAAGTTCTGGTGGTAATGGTGGAGTAGGTAGTTTTATTTCAGATTCAGTTATTGGTCCAACAGCACCAAGTTTTGGAACTCCAGGACCAGTTTCTAGCACAAGATATTTTTCTGGTGGTGGTGGAGGCGGCGGTGCTGCAAACGTACCTACTGCTGGAACAGGAGGTTCTGGAGGTGGAGCTGGTGGAAGAACACCAGGAAATCCAGGTGATCCACAATCAGGAACAGCTAACACAGGCGGTGGTGGCGGTGGTCAAAAAAATGGTTCACAAGCTGGTGGTGCAGGAGGATCAGGAATTGTTATTATTAGGTATAAATTTCAATAGGTAAATTATGAGTAAAATAAAAGTAAATGAAATAGATAAAAGAAACGGTTCAACTGTTACAGTTGGTGGCTCTGGCACCAATGTAGTTTTAGGAACATCTGGTCAAACAGTGTCACTAGGAACTGGAGCTAGTCAATCTGGTTTTGGTAGAACCGGAACTGTAGATTGGCAAACTACAATTAAAACAGGAAATTTTACAGCGTCTGATGGTGAAGGTTATTTTGTTGACACTACAAGTGGACAAATAACAATGAATTTACCCGCAGGAACAGCAGGTGCGATTGTTGCTTTTAAAGATTATAAAAACACTTTTGATACAAATAAATTAACAGTAACTCCGAATGGAAGTGATAAAATTGGTGGGACATCAGGAAGTGCTAGTTTTGAAACTGAGAGTCAATCAGTAACTTTAATATTTACAGATTCAACTCAAGGATGGTTAGACATTCACGATTCAACAACAGCTGCATCAGGAGCTGATTTTATATCAGCTACTGGTGGAAATTGTGTATCTACCGTAGATACTAATTTTAAAGTTCACGTATTTACAAGCCCTGGGACTTTTTGTGTTGCATCGGGAGGTGGACCTTTAGCTGTCGCAGATTATGTTGTAGTCGCTGGCGGTGGCGGCGGTGGTGGTGGATCTAGTGGTTCAGTTTTTGCTGCTGGCGGTGGTGGAGCTGGAGGATATAGAGAAGCACACGTAACTGGGACCTCTGGTCCATATACAGCCTCTCCTTTAGCATCAAGCACATCTCTACCGCTTTCACCAGGACCATTTTCAATAGTGGTTGGTGCCGGTGGCGCAGGTTCTGCTGCTACATCACCTTGTAATAGGGTTAGAGGTGCAGATGGAGGTGTTTCAACTTTTTCAACTATAACATCAGCTGGCGGTGGTTCTGGTGGATCTAGAATAACAGGTGGTTGTTCATCTTCTTGTACTTTAGGTAAAGGAAATAATGGTGGATCTGGTGGTGGATCAAGTGAAGACGCTCAAGGTTTTAGAGTAGGTGGTACTGGTAATACACCTCCAGTTACTCCGCCTCAAGGAAATGATGGAGGAAATTCAGGACCTATTCCTGCCCCAAGTGGTGGTTCAGGTGGAGGTGGTGCAGGTGCAACGGGAGGCGAAGGAACTCCTCCTGTTTCTAATAATCCTGGTGTTGCAGGTGGTGCAGGTGTTACAAGTAGTATTACAGGTTCCGCAGTTGCAAGAGCAGGTGGTGGTGCTTCTGGTGGAAACGGTCCAGGCACAGTCGCAGCAGGAGGCCCAGCTAGCACAGGTGGTGGCGGTGCAGGTGGTGGTCCAACTGGTGGAGCTGGTGATCCAGGATGTGCAGCTACAGCAAACACTGGTGGTGGCGGTGGTGGATCGTCAGGAAGAGTATCACCAAATCCAGGAGGTTCTGGTGGTAATGGTGGTTCAGGAATTGTTATAATAAGATACAAATTTCAATAGTTGAATGGCATTTAAAATTAATATATAAGGAGAAACATTATGGCACATTTTGCAAAACTAGGAGCTAACGGAAAAGTTATATCAGTATTAACTTTAGATAATAAAGATATGTTAAATGCTGATGGTGTTGAAGATGAAAGAGTAGGACAAGAATATTTACAATTACATAATAATTGGCCTGCTGAAATGTGGATTCAAACTTCATACAACACATTAAGTAATAAACATCTTTCTGGTGATGACTCAAAAGCATTAAGAGGTAATTACGCAGGTATTGGTTATGAGTGGGACGAAGATAATCAAATCTTTTGGCCTAAAAAACCTTGGCCATCTTGGGTAAAAAATACTACAACTGCTAGTTGGGATTCACCAATTGGTGACCCTCCTGCATTAACAGCAGAACAAGAATCACAAAATAATGCTAATACTCATCTTTGGCACTACGTCTGGAATGAAGCTAATCAATCTTGGGACTTGACAGATCAATTAGCATAAATTAAAAATGGTGGTGGTATGCAGAAGAAAGTATTAACAGAACAAGCATTATATTTTGGTGATGTGGCAATGCCTAAAAATTGGGACATTGACCGAGATAAATTATCAGGCGACATCTTACAATCAAGAATTCAAAACAAAGAATTTCCATTTTCAAAAACTTGGGATATGTTGAACACATATATACGAGAGCATATTGGTGTTGAATATAATATTAGTTTAATTAATAAAGAAACTTGGGGCAATGTATATAAGCCTAATGAGGTTACGATACCTTTATTAAATATTGATCCTGTGGACTTACGTAATTCACCAGATTATACATTATTATATGGTGTGAGAGCTAAAAATTGTATGGTTAAAATATATTATGACGACAACAGACGTAAAGGAAGAAGTTGGGATATACCATTGGAAAATAATAAATTTATAATGTTCCCATCAACTAATATGTATTACATAACTAATAATCAAAAGGATAGTTTAAATTTTGTGCAAACTATAATATATGAATATATCTAATTACTACTGGTATTTTAGTGGTGCGCTCACACCTAGATTCTGTGACGATGTTATAGAATACGCTAATCAACAAAAAGAAGTTATGGCTCTTACTGGTGGTTATGGAAGAGAAAAAGATAATAAACCTTTAAATAAAGAAGAAATAAAAGATCTAAAAAGAAAAAGAAACTCTGATTTAGTATGGTTAAATGATACTTGGATATATAAAGAATTACATCCATATGTGCATAAAGCAAATCAAATGGCTGGTTGGAATTTTGATTGGGACAGAAGTGAGTCTTGTCAGTTTACAAAATATAAATTAAATCAATACTATGATTGGCATTGTGATAGTTGGGATAAACCTTACAATAAACCAAATAATCCTAATGAACACGGTAAAATAAGAAAACTATCTATGACTTGTCAGTTAACAGATGGATCAGAATATAAAGGTGGTGAATTAGAATTTGATTTTAGAAACTATGATCCACATATGCGAGACGAATCAAAACATAGAATACAATGTAAAGAAA